ACGATAGTGGTTGCCCACCTCTGCAACCATCATGATATTCTGTAAATCCTCGTAACCTATTAGCATAGGAAGCTAAAGTATCAGAAAAGTTTTTTACTGTATCTTCATTATTATTCTTAGATCCCCAAGCAGGTAGATTAATTGTAGAACTAATGGACATATCTACATAGTCTTGTACATCAGCTTGGAATTTAATCCTTCTCTCATAATCTTCTGCTAGGTCTAGTGCAGATTCAATACTCTCTGGATCTACACCATAAAGATCTATTAACTCTTGTGCTGCTGAGTCTACAACGTATTGATATTTCCAACGAGTACCACCAGTTAGATATCTACGTTTATATGCTACAGCGAATATAGGTTCTATGCCAGAAGAAGTACCGCTAAGAATACTAATAGACCCAGTTGGAGCAATAGCACGATTCGCCACTGGCCTAGATACGGATAATTCGTCTGCAAATTCTCTAGAAACTTTGTCGCTGATTCCTTTATACACAGATAACCATCTGTGAAGATCTGTGGTAACTTCATATTTCTCTCCTTGTTTAATTAACCACTCGTGCATACCCATCAGGCCAAGTCCTAACCGTCTGTTTTTCTGTCTTACTTGATAAACTTTCTGGTAAGGTAACTCAGCCCTCAGAGTACCACAAATTAAAAATTTAGTAGCTAGTTCTACTACATGGGCCAATTCCCATATCGACTCAATACGCCCAAGGTTGATACTGCCCAAATTGCACACATCACTGTCATCAGAGCTACATACTTCAGTACAGGCGTTTCGTAAAGTTTCATTTTCGTTCTCCATAAAGTTAAAGCTAAATCCTGGTTCAGCAGAACGAAGTGCCTGTTTGACATTACTCAAGAACACTTCACCAACATCACCAGTGTTCCAATAATTTACAAGCCAATCTGTATCATAGTTTACACTTATATTAGTCATATCAAGAGGGGCGCGAAAGTTAAAGTCTTGCTCTTTGATTTGTTTAAATGTAAAACCTGTAGTACCTACTGGCATTGTGTCCCAATCCTTTGCCGTTAAAAAGCTAGGGATGTCATTATGCTTCCAGTTTAAGGAAGCGTACATGGCAGATCTACGAGATCCACCCTGCATTACATTGGCTCCAATAGAATTAATCATCTGCATCTTAGGAATAGGACCAGATGCTAATCCTCCAGAGCCTCCAAGAGAACGTCCTGATTCTCTGTAAGTAGAATAGTCAATACCTATACCACCACCAGTCATCAAACATGATTCTGCTTTCCAACTAAGGTTAGCCCAATCTTCTCTTGTATCTTCTTCTGCTGACAATAGAAAGCAGTTATTATAAAATCTTTTATCTCTTCCTGCATAATATAAGTATCTACCCCCAGGAACGAACTTGAGATCTGTTATATACTCTTGTAGTTGTTTGCGTTCTTCTTTACGCATCAGAGCTTCTTCACCTGAACGTAAATTACCACATACATCTTCCACAAGAACTCTAGACAACTGCTCCCAAGTATCACAACCTGTATGAGAATACTTTAAGTTGAAGATATCTTCTGAAAATTTAGAACGAAACATTGGGTTCATGTTAGATTTAAAATTAGTCATTTGTTATCTCTACCTCTGTAATAGTAATTTCAAAATCCTCAAAGTAGTCTTCAAGAACAGTTTTAAAGTCTTTTGGTAAGGTCTGAAGAAGACCGTCAACCCCATCTACAGGGACGTAATGACTGTCTTCTTCTACCCTTACCTTTGCTGTTAAGGTTAAGCTAAACATTATAACCTAAAGGAACGATGCAAGACAGTAGCTCTACTAAAACCACTATCTATTCTAGCTTGAGATAGTTTTTTAGCTGCCTCAATCATATTCTTTTCTGCATCTTTATAAACTACTTGAGCAGATTCATATTCATCTTGGGCATCGTATACATCCTTATACTTTAACTGATTTAATTCTTGTTGTTTTGCCTTGATATCCTCTTCAAGGTCTTTAATTAGACTAGCTTCCATAGTTTACTCCTTTCTCAATTAAATCCGACAAGTCGGGTTGTTTGTGGTCAGCAGGTTTAACCAACTTACCATCTCCTCTAAAATGACCTTTTGTTACTTTGGTCATATTATTATGATGCACTCGTATAAATGCCTCTGGTAAAAACTTTAACTCTTTATATCGTGAAGCAAATCCAAACACAACATAGAGAACATCACATAATTCTTTAAGTACTTTTTCTGGATTTATTTCAGGTGCATCTAATTCATCTTGAAGTTCTTCTAATTCCTCTTGAATTAATTCTTGACATAAATCCATTCGATCAAAGTTATTTTTACTTACCTCAGTAATTAAATTACCTCTACTCTGTAACAATACTCTATCATGTACTGCTGCATTTGTCAAGCGTTTTGTTACCTCATCTTGAAATTCTTCTAGACAACCTAGATAATCTGCTTGTAATTCCAAAGGTATCATTCCTCCCGTAGTAAGTTTATCTGCTACACTCTCATTATGTATATAACCATTTAAGTCTTCTGTAAGTGACACCATGTTAACCTTCCTTTCTTCTTGGTTTTCTTCCTCTGGCTTGATCTAAAAGATCTTGCACATCTGAGGTATTTTTATAACGACTTAAAGCAACTTCTGATATTAATTTATCTAAATACCACTTAGCTTTTTGTAAGTCTTCTTCAGGTTTACCTTTATAATTAAAACGCCAAAGGTATTTCATTATGTTTCCTTTTAAATAATCTTTAAAGTTATCTCCTGTAGTTGCTTTAATCGCATCAATACACTCTACACCATGTTGATTATAGTGTGGAGGATGATTAACCATATCTTCCATGTTATCTCCTAGTGTTTTGTTGGTGGTAGTTTAGTATTTAAATAAATAACATTACCTTTTACTTCTATTTCACTAGGTTCTACAGCTTCCTCTACTGCATGACCTATTATATCTTGAACCATTTCCATTATAGCAGAACCAATATCTTTTATCATTTCATGCTCTGAACTGTCTTTAACGTTTGGTGATGCAAAATCACCACAAGTTATCTGTATCTCTACACCATCATGAGTAACTAGTATCATAAGACTACAATCAGGTATATTAGCAATATGATTTATTTTTTGCTTATCTGACATGACATCTCCAAAAAGTCTTTAGCGTAAACAAGTGCTAGTGGTTCTTTGCGATTAGCTTTGATGATCACTAACGGTTTAGTATTCTTTGTAACATGACTTTCAGCTTGAGACATAATATCATATACAGCAAACTTTGCTCTAGATTTACACTCGACAGCCCAAGGCCATTTCTTTCTGGCGAGAGGGGATAAACTAATATCAGGGCCATTTACACCCATTGGAGTAGATTTGATATCATCATCTTCTACACCCTTTAATTTAGATAATAGTATATCCCTTACCCACTGTTGTAATAACCTTCCTTTGTTTTTAGCTGACGCTGGTTTCATATCTATTAGCCATTTGCGTATAGTACTCATAGTTACCTGCTTTAGATACAGGGTTTTTAACGTACTTTAAACCCTTCCAACATGAAAACTTATAGTCACAAAACGTGCATGGCATTTGTAATTTACGATTACCAGTAGATTTCTTGTAATAAGTTTCCAAAGTATCGTCATAAAGCCTCTCAAAATGAGCCTCTTCAGTAGTTTTAGAGATCTGTAGTGCTTTCTGTTCAATTAAATCAATGTAGTGGTCTTGATCTTCAGGATCAGCCTCGATAACCTTCATCTGACCTGTACCTTTATTGACTACGATCCAACCTCCTGCTTTTACACCCTCTGCTTTAGCATAACCAAACAACTGACAGCAATAACCGAAGTCATCCTGTCTTTTTAGTTGTTCGTAGGAAGCAAATCGTTTGTCATAAGACCATGAACTTGCACTCTTAATATCCCATACACTCTTATCCTCTAATTGTATAACTAAATCCAATTCACCATACATATCACCTACCTTAGTTGGAAGTTTGACCTTCTTGTTCATATCAGTAATCTTTATACCTGCTGATAACAATAAAGCAACAGCTAGAACTTCAGTCATGTCACCGTAAGCCATCATGATCTTAAAGTGATCTGGCTTTGGTGCTTCTTTCCAACCAAGTTTAGATGCCTGTAGCTGACACATAGGTTTACCAATCTGAGACATAGACGGTAAACCATTACTACTACCTAGCTTCTTGTAGTTAAACCTAGATAACTTCTCATTGAACATCTGACTAGCTTCATAGATGATACTACGAGGAATCTCTGGAGTTCCTGCAAGAAACAGGTCTAGTTTAGATTGAAGATCAGTCATTTTCTTGAGCAGGAATTATGTCTATAAATTCAGAACCAAGATTAGAACTACTCATGTTTTCTCTCATTCGTTCAATAACAGATTCATTTTCCTTTTTGATGACTTCTTGGAATACTGCTAGATTATCCTTGTCATCTTGACTGATATCAATTTTATCATCTAACAAAGGCTTGTACTTTAAAACAAACCACTGATTAGATCCTCGCTTCTCAACACCATAAGAGAGTTCTAGATTGTAGTTGAAGTGTTGCCTATTCTGTTTAGCAAGTTCTCCTACAACCTTACCAATCTCATAGAAGTTAGATGGGCCAAGACGCATACGAAATGGTATAGGATCAAACTCAACTGGGTCAGAACCTGCCTTGACTGCATCAGTCATAGTCATCATACCAAACAAATGTCTATACAATTTAACCTTACTGGCTCTTGCATAGGCAACTGGATCTTCTGCCTTTAGCTTCTCACGTTGCTTGGAAGGTATCCAACCACACTTGTTACCACCTTGCCAATCCAACGCCTTGTCACCAAACCTGACAAAGTGCTGAGACATATTAGTATACTCTTCCTCATCACTATCGAATACAGAAGTCTGCATAGTAGTAGCAAACACTCGTACCGATACGTTCTTACCGAACACTGTACTGTGATCAGGATGCTCCAACTTAATTGATGGAACAGGTACACTAGCCATATCATCTCCAAAGAATGCATCCCTGTTTATAGATGCTCTTGGAATCAATGGCCCCGTATCTTCTGGAACAACAAACAAATCTGTTGATTCCGTAAAGTCTAATTCAACTAATGACATACTATTCTCCTTTCAAAGTAGACTGATTGTATAACACATACTTTCGTAATTGTCAAGAACATTTTAATATTTTTACAATTCTTTTTTTATATATTTTAACGCTTTTGTTAAACCTTCTACATCATCACCAAGTAGTCCGATTGCTAAATTACAATGATGACATAACCAGCCTCTAAAAGTTTCTGTTTCATAACAATGATCTAAGACAGTTTTTATATCTTGTTTATTACATATAACGCAGTATGTTGTCTGAGGAGGTGCAGTTTTTCTAATTTTATCTACTATCTTACCATGAGATTTTTGACATTCTTTACATGAGGTACTTCTGCTTTGTCTGTGATCCCCTGTTGCCCTTCTATATAATCGAAACATCATTATGGGTTTTTCTTTTTTACAATGTCTGCATACTATATTATCCTTTTCTTTTTTTACCTCAATTTTAAATAAATTGAGTTGTTCAAACATTAAGGCTCTCCTGTTCCATCCAATTATTTCCAATAGACATTTCAACTTCCAGAGGAATAAATTTATCTAGACCAAATCGCTTCTCAGCTTCATCTTGTGCTTTGACTAAACATATACTGGCAACCTGTTTGACCTCTTCAATCTCATCAGGATGACAATCTACTACAACAGAATCATGTACTGTGTTGATAACTAGGCTTTTTAAATTACGTTCTCTTAGCTGTTTGTGTAACATAATTACGCCAAGAGGAACTATATCAGCAGTAGCTACAGATTGAACAGGGTAGTTGACTATCTGTGTCTTAACAGATGCTTTCCCTTGCTTAGTACGATATACATTAGGGAACTTAAACTGCCTACCTGTAGCAGTAGTAATAGTTTCATTTTGTATAGCTTCATCTTGTAGTCTTTCATGCCAGTTGAATACTCCTGAGTATTTTCCAAAGAACTCTTGGAAGTATACTCTTTGTGCGAATGTACCCTGCGTTCCTCCGTAAAGAGGTCTGAACGTAGATGCCTTGGCAGCTCCTCTATCTGTTGGTTCACCGTTTTCAGTGAGTACTTTTGCCGTGTAAGAATGGACATCGAACCCCTCCTCTACTTCCTGTTTAATTTTCTCATCCTTGGCTAGGATACCTGCTATCCTAAACTCTAGCTGAGAATAATCTACTTCAAGCAACTGTCCATCCTCAAACCTACTCACAAATGCTTTTCTAACAGGAAACAACTTTCCTTTGGGCATATTCTGTAAATTAGGGTTACTACTACTCAATCTACCTGTAGCAGTAGTACACTGATTAAAGTTGGCATGAAGTATATTATCTGTACTATTAACCATGTTCTTGAATATTCCTTCTATAAAAGAACTTCTGTATGTATCAATAGCAGATAATCTTATTAAAGAGTTCAAAAACTTCTTGACTTCTTGATTGTTCTGTCCTCTCTCTAGTTCTACTAGTGTATGTTTGTCTGTCTTAAATCCTCCTGCCGATGCTAGAGCAAGTGTAGGATTAACCTTTAGTCCTGCTATATCTCCTAACTCTTTGTAGATAAAGCCAGTACCTTCACAATGCACACACTTAGTTGTATTCTTGTATGGTGTACCATCCTTCTTATACTTCTGTATAGTTCCCTTTCCATTACAAAACAAACAGCGTTTAGCTTGGGTCTTGAACGTGGGAACAAAACATTCATCGATACATCTAACAAAACCTGACTCCATCATCTTAGGTCTACGCTTTGGTTTACCTCTGGCATCTACCCCAATGTTCATGACATCACGCCAAGTCTTTTTGTCCTTTAACTTGTATGAATAAATGACCTGAGACAACTGCTCTGGTGAACTAAGATTGATTGGTGTATCACCTACTAGCTTTTTAACTGTACTATTAAGATACTCAGTTAACTCTGCTTGTTCTACTTGGTAATCATGGTCAACCTTATGCATCTCAGCAGTATCTATAGCCATACCTGCTCGTTCTATATCAGTGAGAACATCACAGAACTCACACATAAGATCTCGTATCGGTATCAAAGACTTATTTTCTTTGCGTCTAAACTTTTTCTCTTGCTTTTCAAATAACTCAGCAGTAGCCATAACATCATGATATAAATACTTTAGCTGATCTTCAGCAGACATATCACTGTAATTCAAACCTTCTTTGAATGCGTCAGCAAGAGAGGCTTGTTTACGAGTAAGGTCATACTCCTCTGCTAGTGCTTTCAAACCTAGCTTACCTCGTATTCCCTTGTTAAGTATATACTGATTAATCATAGTATCAATAATCTTAGATCTACAGTCCACACCTACCTCACGCAACCAAGCTACATCAAACTTAGCATTATGCATTACAATATATGTGGCTTCATCTATAGCTTTTATAAAATCTTTTAGATAATAATTATCTTTAGGTATTTTCAATATCTTTACAGCACCATCACTGTTCCATATAGGTGAACCATCTAAAGATCTGAATGTATAACCTATAGCTGCTAGTGTATTGTCTTTATTATAGGGGGAGGGATCTTTACGATCACCACCCAAATCAACTTCAAGGTCTATAACTAACGCATAATCTATATTGTTACCATATGGCATATTATTCTCCTGCAAATAGCATTATTAAAACTGTTATAAAACATATTCCTATTATGTATGCGTGATTAAGTAAATCCATTTAATATCCTCACTTATAAAATATATGATCCCCAATTTGTCTCACTCTTATCTTGTACTTTGCCCACCAAGGTTTTACTTTTACGCTATGGTAGTATATAGATCCTTTTACCACATCTTTCAGTCCATGTAAAGTCTTTTCTGCAACATCTATTGAATTTAAATATGCAGTCATATCTTTAGGTCTGTCACTCAATCCGTCACAGTACCAACTGAATTGACATCTGTGTTTAATAGGATAATTAATAGACCATGAGTATGTTGGGCCTTGCATTACTACTTCACAGATACTGTTAGGGTATTTATTACTCTTTACTCTTTCCATTACTACTTGAGCTACAGCTACCTGACCTTCTATCGGTTGATCTCTAGCTTCATGATATATATTAAGTGCTAAACAAGCTAATCCTTCAAGCATATTATACCTCCTAGGTAATGTATCCCCCCGAAGGGGAATACTTCAATATCACATAATAATCAGTTTGTCAAGTTCTTTTTTAGATTCCTCCATATTTTCTTGAAAAGGGTTTAACTTCCAACAATCACAATCAAGACAGGTAATGTCAGGATCGGGGTGAAGACAACTCTTCACATCATTGAAAGTAGCATGAGGATATCCAGTACTAATCGACATATCTGGATACCTCTGGCTTGATTACAGTAGTACAAGTACCATGCTTACCACCTAGCTTATTCTTACTGACATAGATATGTCTGAGTCCATTGTCTGAACCACCTTCCTCAGTCTCTTTGCCTATACCAATAATAAGATCTGCTTCAGCAGCTTTACCTACTCTTGCTCCTGCCATCTGAGTGAAGCGTAGCACAGTTCTACCATCTGCTTCAGCATTAGCCTGAGACACACCAATGATTGCACACTGATGCTTCTTAGATAATGTCCTAGCAGTACGATAGATCTCACCCAAACGTATGTCATCCCTAGCATGATTGCCTCCAACTTGCATCTTGTCTAGCTGGTCAATACCTAATACATCAGGCTTGTGCTTGGCTAGTAACTGATCCAGTTCCTCCATTGAGGACACCTCGTCAGTATTCAAGAACACACACTGACTAGAATATACATCCCATTGATTGTGTGCAGTAATAGTATCATTAGCAATCTGTTTGTCAGTCATGCCAGTGAACGAACTAACTGCTCTCAGTGCAGTACGCTCGACAGGCTCCTCATTACCTAGTATCATTACCTTTGCACCTTGGTTCAAGAAACCATCTGGCCCAAACAATGTAGATATTAGGAACGCAGTTTTGCCAGTTTCGACAAGAGCGAAGACAGCAGAGAAGGTCGAGGGTCCGATACCTGCACAGATTTCCCTGAGTCCTTTGAGGTTCCATTTGTACTTGGATACATCTTTAGTAGAGTGCAATAAAGATGCGACATCATGTTTAATCTCCTGTATAGTTTCCTTGGGCATAAAGTTCTGTTCGTACTTACCCAGTAATTCATTGACCTTGGTCAGGTCATTCACCTTGTTGTCCATCATCTTGATACCAAGATCAGCTAACTGTCTACCAAAGTAAACTTTAAACTGATCTCTGAGAACATCTTCTGCAACATCCTCACCAATATCATTAGATAATGTTCTAGTCAGCATCATCATAGCTTGTTTCTGGCTACTTGTCATAGTCCTAAACTCACTGAACAATACCTTTTCTACTTCAGCAGGGGTCAAGTCACGCCCATATCTTGCATGACCTAACTCAATGCTACGCCAGATCTTCTTGGCTTCATTCTCAAAGAAGTCCATTGCGATCAAGTGTCTGTTCTTCTCATAGAAGTTATGAGATAGAAATAGTCCTAATAAATCATTAGACATATTCGTTTGTATCCTTTCTTTGTGCAACACATATTGTATCGTTATGCGCTCCACCATGAGTTACCAATAGTATTTCTTCATAGCTACCAAACTTCTTACCAACTCCCATAGAGTTCCATCCAAAGGATAGCACAATACCATCAGGTTTGACAAGAGGTCTGATACGATCTTTTATTTTAGTATAGAAACTACTCTGTGTGTCTTGTTGCGTAGTCTTTATACCACTAGCACTGTAGCACTCACTGATCTGTCTTGGACTGTATGGTGGATCATATAACACAACGTCAGCTTGTACTCCATCATCCAACAACATATCCAGAAAATCATCTGCTTTCATATGATAATGAGCATCTGTAATAGTATTTATATCATTAGTTATTGTACCATACTTACTATCTCTAGCAAAAGGATCTACAACAATTGGATTATTTCTATCTTCAGCAGAATATGCTAAACCAATCCAATGTTCCACAAACTCTTTAATAGGTTTCATGCTAAAGGTTTGACTGTTAGGCATGGAAAAAGCTCTATTGTATGTAGTCATTCTAATACTCCTTCTGGTTTCTCTTTAGGGTCAACATCAAGTAATCTTACTTCAGCTTTGGTAAATTGTCCAATTCTATTTTTCATTTGTATTGCCTTGGCAGATGCGTCTTTATCAAGACATACTATAACATAAGGATAGTTTACCACAATGTCAAGTATTGAATCAGATAAATTTGTGCCTAGCAATGCAAGTCCAGTACCATACTGCGATACAGCTACAGCAGATGCACAGTCTTCAACAACATAACAAGTCTCACTATTACCACAAATAAAGGGTAAACCTGAGTTACCATATCTATGCCATTTACTCCAAGATCCTCCTAGCGTTCTACCAACAGCATCAACCACTTTATTTCTCCAAATAGTAGGAACGTCAAAGTTAGAGGGTTGTGCCATGAAGATCGGAAATACTGCTCTGTCTAATTTAACATCATAGTATAGTTGTACTTTATTAGTATCAATATTATTCTCATTACAATATTTAACCATTTTCTTTGGGAAATAAATAGAAAAGTGTTCTGGTATATCGAACTCATATTTATTTGGCTCAGCAGCAATGATAGATTTTTCTCTAACATATTTGCTTGATCCCATAACATCCTTCTTACCAGACACAGAACATCCTGCTTTGTAACAATTATACAGAATACTCCCATCAACTCTCGTAGCAGTGAATGTACCATACCCACCACAACTAGGACAATTAACTCTTATGCCTTGGTTTTCATCTATCTCATCAAAGTCGGGTAACTCAATCATCCCACACCTTACCTTTATGTGTATATGTTGCTATCGCCTTTTTACCTGCACTATACACTGCTTTGTATTGTTCAAACTCAGTAAAACCCATCACTTTAGCTACTTTTGCTGCTGTTTTTGGACTCCAGTCGGAGTGGCATATAGCTATCGCTTGGACATGATCGTAATCGTCATCACTTATAGGCATCATATAACACCTTTCATCAGTTCTCGTTTAGTTCGTTTAGCTAATAGTTTTTTACGTCTTTTATTCTCAATTACTCGTTTATGGAATAATGGATCAGCTAAAGCTATCGCCATCAAGTTCCTCTTTTTTGATTGCTTCAAAGCCTTGGATGATTTCTGCATTGTCTTTATCCTCATTTTGTTTAACATCATTATATATGTCTCTAATATAGTCTTCAAGGATCAGATCGTCATGATCCTCAAAGACCTTTATTTTACGCTTCATTACTCTCATTATGCAACCAATTTTAGGAAAGAAGGATGCTCAATCCATTTCGCTACATCTTCATTACGCTTGAACTGACGCTCCAGAGTATTGTCATTGGCAGTCTGTCGAAAGCCGAAACGATCCTCGTGTGAAGCATACTGAGTGAATGCAGAGTAGACAGCCCATGCATTTGCACCTCTTACACTGAACTCATCAAGCACTGAGTTAAGCATATTCTTAGATGCTCTCTCTGGTAGTATGTCTTCAAGAGCGGTCTTGAGTGCATTAACAGACACATCTTTCTCTGCTAACTTTTGACACCATGCATTGTGATCTACCCAACGATCATAGATACCTTCCATCTCGTGAGTGATACGGCCCATGTCAAAGTGCCTAGTATTCTTCTTGCGTATCTTACTGTAGTCACCAGTAACCATACCATTAGTGCAGAAAAAATCAATAGCACCACTGATTACATTGTTAGAAGTAGATCCATCAACACCATGCCATGCATACAGAGACAGAGCAGTTTCAGTAGTATGTCTACTTGTCTCGACAGTAGCCTTGTGATTGTTGAAGACTACTTTCTCCAATGCCCAAGCACCATTGCGAGATACTTTGGTATCAATACTGACATCATTCTCCAATGCTACTGAATCATAGAAGTCCTTGTGTGTGAACCCTAACTCTTCAGCCCAAGCCTCTCGTATTTGTCCAAAGAACTGAGGATGACTAACACCACCAAAGTCCTTACCAACAACACCGATAGCCTCATCAGTATCAGTACGAATAACATACTTACGTTCTGGAAATCTTTCTAGTGGAGCAAAGTCTATATCAAAGTCTGCATCACCAAAATTTTCTAGTACATTCATTCTTTATTCTCCTTTGAATAATTAATTAAAACTTCTCTTAATGTGGATGATAACTTATTTAATCTTTGTGTCAAGAAAAAAATCCATGCTATTGCAATTATTGTAACACCTAGCAATGCAATGAATAAGTAGAAAGTTAGTGCAGTGTTAATCATAGTATTAATTCTCTCCTTCCCTAATATGTGGACCCATAAGCATTTAGTACTTTGGGTACTGATCTTTTATATCATAACGTAAAGCATTACGCAATATCTTTTTTTCTTTTTTAGTACCAATAAAATATACATAACGATGCTTTGCACTACGATTAATTCTATTAGTTCTGTCACCTAGATGGTGTCTAGAATGTTTACCATCCTTACCAGCTATATCTGTTCTAGGTTTAGTTGTACCAGTAAACAGAAAGTTAGTAGCTTGGTAAATGATACCTGCATGGTCTTGGGCAGTGTCGGCGTATGATACAACTACTTTGGGTTTAGGTAATAGTTTCAATGACTTAGATACTAAGAATGATGCCTCGTTGGGTAGATTATCTTTGAGTACCAACCTGTTCAACTCGATGACATCAGACTTATGTTCCTCACCACAGATGCCTTTACACAACCAAGGTGATGCAGGGCTACCATAAGATACCATGCCTACCATCTCATCATAACGATATAGACCATATGCATAACTAATTGATGGCATACGTTTGGCATAGTGAATGTTTAGTATCCAATCCTTTGTAGCCTCATATGGTATCTGTACTACTTCATACATATGTTGCATTTGATCAGTCCATCCTACAAACATTAATTAAATCCCATTCTTGTTGCGTAAGGAAATACCCACTCTGGTCTTTTACGCTTAGTCCATGTTAATATGTGAGACTTTGCGTCTATGTAGTATGCACGATAAGCCTCTACATAGTCAAGTCTTTTATACATATCAGGCATACATTGTGGTGGTTCTGTATGCAATGTATAGTCCTCATCAAAGTTGTCATGGAACATATACTGTGAGATGTTCTCTAGTATAGCAGTACTCTTGTGATCCTTACCATATCTATACTTGTACTCTCTACCTATAGATAGTCCATGCAATACAGCCCACATCATGTTAGCATCATTCTCTCGCACCCATACAGTCATAGGATGGTTCTTGTATGCAGACTTGTATATGTTATCTAGAATAGGCTCATCACCAAAGCACCATTCATGTATAGCAGTACTACACATCTGGGCAGTCTCCAGTACCATCTTGACAACGTGTTTGTCACATAACTGCATAGCTGACATAACAGGGCATTTGTCTATAAAGAATATGTTCATGTATTTCTCCAATATTATTTGTATGAATAATTGAAAGTTTACCACAATATAATTATAAAGTAAATAGTATTAATAATTTATTTTATTCGGCAGATGCGTCGGCAGATGATAGCAAATGCGTCGGCAGATGCGAAACATGATAGTAACATATATATGATAGGGTCGCAGACACCTTATGATAGAAAATTTTGATAGGAATTAGCTAGAATTTACATAAAATTTTATATAAATCCTAGCTAATTATTTTTTTATCTCTCCAAACTTTTGTTTAGAATGTAAATGAATAATCCATAAATAAATAATGTTAGTGCAAGAAATGCAATTTTTTCTAGTATCATAGGCTCTCCATATTTACGATAAAGGTTGAATCAATAGGGTTGATTTTATCACCGACAGATTTATATTTCAATCCGACAATTTTATTTTTATGAGACAGGTTTACGATATCGCTTGAATCACCGTCAACCACTTCTTTTCCCATAAACCTATTAGGCATATTCCCAAAAAATACCACCGATATTGGAACGTCAGTCTTTAACGCTTTTCTCACAGATTGTTGATATGCTAGGGCATTGGAATAAGAAAACATTAATTCATAGTTGTCTGGCGTTTTGCCTAGTCTCTTTGCTATCTTGGTATAATCAAAGAAATTGATATTAGGGAATGATTGCGGAATAGATCCATTAGCTTTTAATTCCCATTGTATGTCACTAATAACATTGAGTCGGATATATGGAATAACTTGTTGTTTCTTGCATAACTTCTGAAAATTAGTTAGTTCGTTTTTTAATTGAATAATAAAGTTTTCCCTGTCGTTTAAGTAGAAATCAGTCTTTGCTTTTCTGGCTTGGTTAACCGATTTATAAACTTTAGCGAAACCCGAATCAGATAAACAAGGTGTTTTGCATTGTGCTATATTCTGATATGGACAAACACGAGTATCAATAGGATATAGCGATAAACCAGCGACACGAATCTTTATATCTTTGTTGTTCTTTCGTAGTTTGGTATTATTACCAGTAGTATCAAGTAGTTTCATGGTCTTATCTCCCTATTAGTTTTTCTAGATCAAGATGCAAGATTGCATCCCATTGTGAATCTATAACATCTAATTGTTCTTGTCTATATTGATCTTGCAACATATCTGAATTTTCGGGAGAATATACATCATGGTGAAAATCTCTAATATCGTTATAAAATGGTTTGATTCGTATTGTCATAATTAATTCCTTAGTTAATGGAGGAAAAAAGAGACTGGCCTATTTCCTCCATAATAAGCCAGTCGATAGAGTTAACACAGGGGATCTATGAAGCGATTTTATGACCCTTGGCTGTTAGTTTATCGCGCAACAATCCCGAAAAATGTTTAGCTTGTTTCGCTGATATTCTAACTGTTTTTTTGTTTTGCATTGCAACATGAACACGTTTTAACTGTCTGTTATATTCTAACATCTCCGATACAGTCATAGACGCACTGTCATATTGTTTTTTAGCTTGTCGATAAGCGGCATAATTACCATTGAATAGATCGAAGAACCAACTTAATGCATGGGAGTTTTTACGGGCTGATCTTGCTATGTATCCCTTGCCATTATTCTCGACATACGTTCCGGTTTTAGTCCAGTATGTTTGAATTTTAGATTCAATCTCACGAATGTTTACGAGATAGTTATAGCGTCCAAATGGTAAACCCTTATTGATCCATGTATCGGCTTGAAGTCTAACTTGGCTAGTAGTATGATTAAAATTACACATTTTATTTTTCCCTTGTGTTGTTGGGCCGACACGATATTGCATCGGCCCGTTGATAATATTATACGTAGTCGTTAATGTCAAAGTTTTCAGTCATAAAGTTTTTGTAGTTCTTGGTTCCGAATTTCAAAGATGTTAGTTCCAATTTTTGTCTTGATATTTCTAATTCTAACCGCTCAACTTTTTCTTGCAAGTCTCTAATTTTTGCTAGATCTATTTTGCTGGAATGTATCATTTTATTTTTTCCTTGTGTTGTGGGCTGATACAGTATTGCACCAGCCCGTTGATAATATTTTTAGTCAGTCTTTTTTAATTCAATTATTTCTTTTTCTAATTCATAATATTTATTTTCAACATATTCTATGTACTGTTTATCTTTTTTTATGTAGTCTTTAAGACTCTTAATTTCATCGGTATAATTTTCTAATTCTAATTTATGATAATGTTTTAGTTTTGCAATTTCTAGTTCCAACTCTTCAATGCGAGTTTCGGCAGTCTTTTCTATTTTATTAAAGATTTTCTCGAAGTGTTCTATTGATCCCAACTGTGTCATTTTTGCAACATCCTTTTTTTGCTAGTTCTTTTGATGATTTAATATAGCAAATAGTACTAATAGTGTAAATAGAAAAGTGCGACACATATGTGATGAAAACACGATCTGTCCGAGTCGAGACTCAACACATATATGATCCATGCAGTCGATTTTCTATGCAAGATCCATGCCAACTTTTGATAGGAACGCAGTTCCGTCATGATAGAAAAATGATAGGCGAAGCCTATACTATGATAGGGTCGCAGACCGTGATAGGTTTGACTAACTATGTTAGGTTATACTAACACTATTAGTATCTATTAACAATGTTAGTCTATACTAACTTTATTCATACAGTTAAACTAAGTTAGTCTATACTAACTATGTTAGTTAATACATACATCACAGATATGGTACACAGAATTATATATGTGGTGGTATGCAAAATCCGTGCCAATAATATTATTTCGTCAGGTTTGAGTCAAATACTAATCAATTGTAATACAAATTTGTCTAAAATTTTAGGTAAAGTCGAAACTAATTTGATAGGTAATTAATTAAAATCAGGTCAAGTAGGGCCACGCGGTAGCCACGGCAGGGCTATACGTTATATATATACCGTTATACAAAATTATCGAAAATAGCTTGTCAACACCTTGATATAAAACAGTAAAATAATAGTACAAGAAGTCGGGGTATAGGGTAATATTCGTACTATACTAATAAAACACTTGACAAACTAGTATATTCGTGATATAATCACTTTTTAGTCGAGCATCAGCGAGACTATATACAGAGTATATGTATTATACTATAATATACACTATATAACTACTATATGTAAACACATATGTACTCTTTATTATATATAATATTGCTACTATGTGTAAACATTATTGTTATTAGTATCATTTTTTACTTGACAGTGATATATACATATGATATAATACGAAACTAATAAAACTGCGTACTTTTAATCTTTATCTTGAGGGGTTCGTGGTTAGAAGTATGACCTTCTAGGGTCCAGTGATTGCATTTAAAGGGGTTGAAGGTTAAGCAGTTACCTCCCCCTTTCTTTTATTAGGGTATGAATATGACTGATAAGACACCGCCTACATGGGATAGCCTCTCAAAGAAAGAACAAGAAGAGTTTGGTAGTAAAAAAAACTATGGTGCTTTTCTTAGATCATTAAGAAGTGGTCAATACGATAGAGATGAAGAAAAGAGTATGGGAATAAAACCCATTAAGAAAAAGAAATCAGGCATAAACATAAAGAATGGTGGACTTGTACTCAAGGTACTTAAAAAGGGTGTAGTTCGTGGCTCCTACAGCTAAACGAAAGCGCAACTATAGGAAAGAGTATGACGAGTATCATGCTAAACCTAAACAAAAGAAACGTAGGGCAGGACGTAATGCTGCTAATAGTAAATTAAAACCACCAAAAGGTATGGAAGTACATCATAAGAATGGCAATGCACAAGATAATAGGCGTAGTAATCTAGCCGTAATATCTAAAAGAGCGAATAGGCGTATGCAGCCAAAGAGAAAACCTAGAAGAACATGACACATGGAAATAGTAGAGGTAGCGACAAGTATATGGCCCATCGTATTTGGGTTAATAACACTAATAGTAATCTTAGCTAAACTACACTCAGATACGGAAATCCTCAAGGAAAAAGTCCGTACCTTATTTGATTTATTTAATGGTATAAAAAGGGATAAATAACATGGCAGAAACATTAGCCCAACTAGAAGCAAAACTTACAGGATATATAAATTCAGGTATTATGTCTAAATCAAAAATAGACGATGTTAGAAAACAAATAGCTGATAAAAAGAAACAGCAACAGAAACAAGCTAAAATAGGTGTATCTGATGCACAAAAACAAAGGCAGTTAAAAGTTCCTGCTAAACCCCCAAGATCTTCTGCTATTAATCCTAATAGTAATACTAGTGGGAAAACTGTAGCACAACGAAGAAAAGAACGAAAAAATAAACCATTTTTTAAAGGTGATAATATTACATTATCTCAAGCACAAAGAGATAAACTAGCAGGAGGAGCAGGTAAGGGTAGCTCTGTAATAAAAAATATACTTACAAAAATAGATAATGCTAAAACTTTAGAGGCAGAAAATAAACAGAGACAAAGGTTTGAAAGACTGTTTGGTGTCTCTGCTCCTAAAAGTACAAAAACGTATGAAGAAGTAAAGCAAACTTCTGCAAAAATGCCTAAACTTACAGGAAGCGACAAAAAGGTTAAAAAACCAGCCAGTGTTTCATCGGTAGATGAGATGGGTGGTAAAGGTAAAGGTAAAGGATTAGGTCCAGATGCTTCTGCTCCTGCAATTAAGAAAGATCCACCTAAGAAAACTAAAACTACACCTATAGTAGGCGATGACAAAAAGGCCAAAAATAAACCAAAAAGAAGCGTAGTAAAAGATAGTGATCGTCTAGGTATTAAAATTGCTCGTATGCTAGGAGATGAAAGATCTTCCTCACAAATGGTTAAAGACCGTATTGAAAACGAAAAACTAGAGGATGAAATGAACTTCCGTAAGGGTGGTATGCCTAGATCAAGAGCATTTGGTAAAGGCGGTATGTATAAAACTCCTAAAAAAGCCTATGGTATGCGCTACGGTGGAGTAACTAGAAAACTAAAAGGATAAAACTATGTCAGTTCCAGGTCAAGTAAAAACTAGTAAAAATAAATCTTCTACTAAAAAAACTATGGGGGAAGGGGCTACAGAGGCATCTAAAGCAGGTATGTCTATGCTTATTCCTGTAGTAGGATTAAAAGCAGTATCAGCTGCTATAGCTGCAAAAGGTGCAACTGCTGCTGTAAAAAAGTTTGGTCCTAATCTTGTAAAAGCAGCAAAGAAATACTTTGATCCTGTAAAAACACAAAAGATGAAAACAGGTAGAGGTAGAGGAACTCCTGGAAATAAAAAAGAAATGGAAGATGCTTTTGTAGTATATAAGAAAGGTCCACTGTCTAAGACTAAAAAAGGCGATATAGACATGGGCATGAAAAAAGTAACTAAAGCTGAAGGAGAAAAGATGTTAGCTAGAGGTGCTGCTCGTAAAGTTGGATTAGGCACTGTAGCAGCAGCAACAGGAATAGCAGTAGGTTCATCACTATCTAAAGATAAAAAAGAACCTAAAGGAACTCCTGCTACTGTAACACCTAACCAGAAATCTAGACAGGCTAAACTACCTAAAGAGGAAGGAATGGGTGGTAAAGCTACTGTATCTCCTAACCAGAAATCTAGACAGGCTACATTAGCTAAACCTCCCAAACCAAAACCCAAACCTAAAGCTCCTAGACCAAGAGATAAAGATGTTGAGGGTATAGCAACTACTGAGAAAAAGATAGCATCTAAAAAAGCTGCTCAAGATATGGCTACCCAAGAAAAAAGATCTAGAAAGAAACCTACTACAACAGATGTAGGTCAAGAAGTATCTAAAAAGAAAACAGCAAAGAAAAAAGATATAAGCGATCCTAAAAAGGCAAAGGGTTATGATTACAGCCCTAATGAGGATGATTATAAGTTTGAAGCAGACGATTTAAACCTTTACAAAGGTGGTATGGCTAAAGCATTTGGTAAAGGTGGAATGTACAAAGGTAATAAGAAAACATACGGAATGCGGTATGGTGGATTTACCAGAAGAGGTATGGGTAAGTGAAAACTAGCCTAACTGAAAAGGAAAGTTTATTCCTAGACGCTTTGTTTAACGATGCGAATGGTAACTTTCGGGCTGCTATGGACAGTGCAGGGTATTCTAAAGCAGAGTATCCTGCCAGAATAATTAAGAGGCTCAAAGATGAGATAATAGAACGAGCCGAATATGTACTAGCAGCCAATGCACCTAAAGCCGTACTGTCTATGGTTAACGTCATTGATGATCCTAGTGCATTAGGTAACAGGGAAAGACTGGCAGCGTCTAAAGAAGTACTAGACAGAGTAGGGCTAGTCCGTACTGAAAAGATAGAGCATAAGGGTACACCATCAGCCGTAGTTGTTTTACCTCCATTAAATAAAGACGAAGATGAAGACGAGGAGTAAGACTAAACCAATACCAGCCGTGGGTATAACGCCATATGGTTATGATCCAGCTAAGAAAGGTCAAGACAAGTCTTTCTATTACCCAGATGCAAAGGTACTGACTAAGCTAGAAGAAGCTATAGTAAAGATTAGAGAAGATCAACAACCAGTAAGAAAGGTCGCAGGATGGTTAGAGAATGAAACCAATAGGAAATTATCTGCTACCAGACTACACAAATTGGCTTGGACGAAAGAAGAACTTGATGCTCGTAGAGAGAAAAGAGAAGCCAATCTCAATAAACAACAGAAGAAAGTCAAGCGACTCAAGAATACAGTTAAACAGACTAGCATTAAAGCAGAACAGGCAAAACGTAGACTTAAAAAAGCCACTGCTAAATCTAGTGATATAGAACAAGAGACATTTGAGTTTCCTAACGATACAGTTGCACCAGAACAGGAAGTTGCATTTGAACCTAATAAAGGTCCACAGACAGAGTTTCTGGCAGCAGGAGAACGAGAAGTATTTTATGGTGGGGCTAGAGGTGGAGGTAAAACCTATAGTCTACTAATAGCACCATTAAGGTTTGCACATAAATCTGCACATAGGGCATTACTATTGCGTAGGTCTATGCCAGAGTTAAGGGATGTTATCTTTCAGACACAACAGATATATCCCAAAGCATTTAAAGGTGCTAAGTTTAAGGCACAAGAAAACACTTGGCACTTTCCAAGTGGAGCAAGAATAGAGTTTGGATACTGTGAAAACTTACAAGATGCACTTAGATATCAGGGCCAATCATATACATGGATCGGTGTGGACGAGCTTCCGCAATATGGCAACTCAGATATATGGCATTTTCTTAGGTCATCGTTAAGAACAGTAGACACAAGTATACCTTTGCAGATGAGGGCAACTGGTAATCCAGGAAATATCGGATCTGCATGGGTTAAAAAGATGTTTATAGACCCTGCACCACACGGTAAGAGGTTTGTAGAAGAAGTAAGATTTACTGCTAATGGTCAAGAAATAGTATCTGGTATTAGTCGTAAATTTATTGCAGCGTCAGTATGGGATAATCCGTACTTGACACAAGACCATAGTTATGTATCAATGTTGGGGTCACTACCAGAGGCCAAACGCCAACAGTTTTTATATGGGAATTGGGATGTTGTCGAGGATGGAGCGTTTCCAGAATTTGATAAAGATATTCACACTGTCGAAGCATTTGAAGTACCTAGTGGCTGGACTAAAATCAGATCATGCGACTTTGGTTATTCTTCTCATTCTGCTGTTCTTTGGGGAGCTATTGATTACGATGATGTTCTTTGGATCTATCGTGAGTTATATGTTAATAAACTGACAGCAGACAAGTTAGCATGGGCTATACTAGATGCTGAAGAGGGGGATGGTAAGATATATGATGCTGTACTAGACAGTTCCTGTTGGGCTAAGCGAGGTGATGTAGGTCCATCAATAGCGGAGACTATGAATA